TAAGTGCCTTGCAAAAGTGCTTCAATCAGCAGCCAATGCGGCTCCATGTTGACGTAAGCCGTGTTCGGGCTTTCCACCGTCGTGACGTTGCCAACACGTTGGCGACCAGAAAAGCCTGAGTACACAGCTAAAACCCGCCCAATGCTCGCAGTTTAGTAAAGCCTGATTCCAGTACCACGACCAGCGCGGGCATGGAGCATTGAGAAATCCCGGTAAACGAGATAGCCAAGCGCATCATTCATGTGATCGTAACCCGCATCTTTATCGGGGTCGCCTGACTCTGTATATGACTGAAGCTCTAAACATTCGATGGTCCGCTTGCAGTTGGCGGCAATCTGCAGCCTTACCTGACCTTTCCCGTTCTCCAGCAAAGCTTGAACAGAAGCCACCCGATCACGGATGGGAGGATTGGCCTTGGGTGATTGATTGCTGAACCCATACGATTCCAAGATCTGGATGTCAGTGCGCGAGGCGTTCGTGCTTCTGTTTCCGCCTGATGCGTCAGGGTAGATATAAACCGGGCGTCCATCAGCTCGGCGTTGTATTTCTTGGGCCATGGCGTCGGTGTCATGTGCGCCGCTGATCTCATCGATCAGGAGAAGTTTTTCTCCAAGACGAACACCGATGACTGCGTTTGAGTTTCCGACGTTGAAATCGCAGCCAACGCGTAGAGGTTCGCGGCTTACGTTCGGGATGTCGGTTATGACGTGCTTTGCCCGGTCGAAACGGTCATAGACCTGGCCGGTTGTGAGATTGCAGAATTGGCCTTCTAAGTAAGCCTGCAACAGGCTTGGGTCGTAGTTGGCCTGCAGCCGTTCGATGAAGTCTTGGGGCAGATGTGGATTGTCTGCCGAACGCATCCTAATGAGCTTTCTGTCAGGGCGCTGCTGAGCCTGTTCCGAGCCAAAGGTGTTCCACATCCACCGGAAACCTTCAGGCGTTGATGCTGCACCGAACTGGCGAACGTTGCCGGAGCGGAGACGACCAAGGATCTTGGGAAATGCTTTTTCGGCAATGGCTGGCGTCACAGTGTCGATCTCGTCAGCCAGCACCCAGGCCAAGTTGAGGCCAATAATCCTGCTCCAATTCTCAAAGCTGCGGCAAAGAATCTTGGTATCGCCGCCAGGCAAGTGCAGGACGTATTCAGGCAATGGTGATGCCCTAAATGTGTAGGGGATGTCGTACTGCTCCAGAAACTGCTCAAAATCGTTTTGCCAGATGTCGCGGATCAAAGGGCCTGTGGGCTCCATGACGCAACCGACAAAGCCTTGATTTGCAATGGCGAGGGTCAAGGTCTTGGCACAGAGTGCCCGCGTCTTGCCTGCGCCATAACCAGCCGACAGGCCAATGATTTGCGTTGACTGATCTTCAACAAAGGCACGCTGGCCGGGGTGTAAGTCAGCCTTGATGCGTTGAACTAAGCCGTCTGCTGATTCCTGCGTTGGCGGCGTTGCGAAAGCTAAAAGCGGTTCATCTTCACAGATGCCAGCAAAAAGCGACATCAGAGATCGAAGCGAAGCAACTTAGCTTGAGTTTCTAGAGCCTTGATGGCAACTGCAATTTGCCGATCAGACATGGACTCTTTTTCGTATTCCGCAAGACGACGAACTGCAGCAGCAAGCCATTGAGGTCTAGCGATCTCCGAGTCGGCTTCTATGAGCTTGCGTGCTCGGGCAATGTATTCATCGGTTTGGCGACTGGACAAATCCCACTCAGTCGCGGCGTATTGAAGGATGTCAAAACGCGACCACGACTTAATCAACAGCTGATAAACAGTGTTGACACGTTCTTCGATTTCAATGTTGGTTGACTTCTTTCCCATGCCCTGAAAGTAACAGGGGTTTGAGGCAAGGGTAGCTCAGGACTGATGTGCTTTGAGCCAATAAGTCTGAAGCTGAACGATCTTTGGTTCTACGAGGTGCATTGAGCTGACGGTGCCAACGAAGGCACCAGGGCCATCACCGACCTGAATCCTGACGCAACCATCTTCGAGGGTGCGGATTTTGGCTGCGGGTGTAGGCCGCTTTGAGCCGTCTTTCATATTCAAGCCAAGCATTGAGGTCATTCTGTCTCTGGATAGCGCGGAGGGAATCGTCTTGGGTCATGGGTTTTGAGATTTGATGTCGGGGTATGGATCGGACCTCAACCCGCCCTGCCTTTCCCTGCACCCAGGGTGTTGTATAGCTTTCAGCCTGCTGGGGGAAGAGTCAGGCATCAGGCTCCCCGACGTGTGGCTAGTCGTACTCCTTAACGGTGTAAGAGAAGCCGCAGTCTTTGGCGTCTTTGACGAGCTGATCACGCTCATGCTCGTCGTAGGCCCATTCGGTCCATTCGAGCTTGTCGTTGAGCTTGGCTTCGACGTAATAGCGGGTAGCAGGTTCCATGGTTTTCAGCTTTAGAAGGTTTGTAGCTTCAAGCTGATCTTGGTGCTGCTGAAAGGACTCGAACAGGCCGAGCATGTAGTTGTGATGGTCCATGAGGCGGGGATCTCTCCAACGCCAATATGGCATACCAGGCAGAAGGCGTCAAGCCTCCGCCGTCAACGCACAGATGACAGTGCAGACAATCGGCTCAAGCTGATGCCGTGGGATGCAGTGGTACTGCCGCGTTACTGCATCAATAGCGCGGTCGATCGCGTCACGGCCCTGGGAGACAACAACGGGCTTATAGGCAGGCAGTGAGCTGCTATGGCCTTCAGGGGTCAACACAAGCTGCCTGAGCATGTCCTGGCGGCTCATGCCGCGTTTCTCGGCTTCGCTGGTCAAGTAATCGCGCTCTGCCTCGGTCAAGCGCAGATCGACGCGCACGGGCAGGGATCGGGTGGATTCGGTCATCAGAAATCAAAAGGGTCAGATTCAACAGAGTCAGCCTTGAACGGGCTGGATTGACAAGGGCGTACGTCTAGTTCCCAACGCAGGCTGCCGACGGTGACGTTAGGGCTGCCCAATTTGGCTGCACGCACATTGTCGAGATTGCTTGCATCTGCAATCACCCAGCCGTTGTTCCAGTCGCCGTTTCGATGCAGCTCGACAGGGGTTCCAGGGGAGGGGGGTAAAACCCCCTCCCCTACCCCTCCCCCGGAACTGGGGGATTTATCAAAAAAAGGGGAATAACCCCTTTTATTTACGTGCGCGCGAGAGGTTGTTCCCCCTGTTACCCTTATTTCACCGATTTCCTGGGAGGGGGTATTGGGAACCCACAACAGCTGCGGGCGCCCCCCGGAAACCATCGGATCGAGTTGTCCTTCCTGCCGGACAAGGCTCTTTTTCTCCAGCGCACGGAGCGCACGGTTGACCTTGCTGAGATTGCACTTCGCCACGTCTTGCAGCTCTGTCGTCGTCACCGGGAACTCACCGGCTGACCACCGCTCGCAAATGTGATCGAAGATGTCCGCTTGACGGCCCTGCAGCTCGTCTGACGCCTCCTGCATGGCCTCAGCGGCCAAGACAGACTCCCCGTCGCCGTGATGCACCCATCCGTCGTCCTGAAGCTCAATCAGGAGCGTTGTGCCCTTAGCGCGCCCCTGGGTCTTCACAACCACGCGATGATCGCTCTGCGTCTGGCCCTCGGCGGGCTGCCGAAACCAGTTCATGAGGATCGTGAGGCTGGCTGCTGCTGGGAGCGCGTTGCTGCCCCTGCTGGCGTTAGTGGCGTTGCCGCCGCTCACGCTTTTGTTGGTGTGGTGGATCATCGCCAGCGTGGCTTTATGAGGCGCGAGAACCTCGGCAAGCTTGCGAGCGGGACCATCAAAGGCTGAAGTTGCCTCGTCAATCCCAAGGGGCGCAACCGTCGAGTGGTACGAATCGAGCAGAAAAAACGATCCGGGGTTGACAGCGGCGATTTCCCCCAGGTGGGCAATGCCCTCCTCGGTGAGGTGAAGCGGTGCGCCCGTGTGCCAGAGCATCTCGACCGGGCCAGCCATGTTTCCGTCGCGATCAATCAGCCCCTCACGCTTAAACAACGTGTGCCAGTCACTTTCGGGTTGGTCCGTCCCGATGATGAACACCTTCGGGCAAGCGCCGTGCAGGGGCTGCCCTAAATAGGACTCCTCGCCGTGAAACCATGCGCTGATCATTCCGACCATCAGCGCGGACTTCCCCACCTTTGGCGGGGCAACTAACAGGTTGAACGTGCCGGACATGATCACGCCCTCCCACGCCCAAGGCGTCGGGGTTGTGTCCATGCGTTCGCCGCGCATACGCGGGACGCAAACGCCGTTGACTGCACCCTCTGCTTTAGTCAGCAGGATTGCAGCAGTTCGCTCGTTGATGGGGCAACCAACCTCGTCGGCATACAGCCGCAGCAGTTGGGAACGCTTGAGCGGATCCTCCTCATTACAAAGGACGGTGCTTGCGTATTGATCGAGCTTGTTGAGAAGCTCTTG